AACAGTATTTCCTAAAATACTATCAACCTTTAAAACTTCTTTGCCAATCTTAATTAAATCATTTTGTGATAATCCATCTACACGATTTAATTTTAATTGTGTTTCTGAGAAAGAAAAACCAACGTGGTCAACATCAGCAATAAAATACTGTGTGCTAACCGAACCACTCGAACGTTGTAGAGAAGAATTTGAAAAAGTTACAGAATCTCCTTTTTTGTAACCAACACCTTTAGATGTAATTACAACATTGGAAACTAAACCAGAAATTACTGTTACTGTAGCTCTAGCATTACTAGATCCACCAATATTTCCTAATACTGCGCTTGTGTTAGATGATCCAACAATTCTGCCATCAATATCTCTACATTTTGTTTGATCAGCAAAAATAACCTCAACATTGGTAAAAGTTTGACTTCCGCCATTAGCATAATCAAATCCACTATTCAAAACAGTCAATCTACCAATACCAGTGTCGGAAATAATAGTTTCGAATGTGGGTGTCTTTAATTTGACATTTTGATAAATTCTCTTTCTTACATAATAGGTAGTTTTGGTTAATGTATCATCTGGGATAATATCAACATTAACTATATCTCCTTCTGCTAAATTATGAGCAGTTGATGTGGAGGCAATAGCAATATTATCATTTAATTTGAAAATTTTGATATTCTCGCTAAGTTTATTGATTTGAGAAATTCTAGTTCCCACAGTATCAGTTCTAGTTGAACTAGTTAAGAAATAGTTTCCATCAACAACAAATTCGCCTTGGTCCACTCTAACCTTGATATTGTTTTTGTCCTCTGTAGTTTCTAAAATAGTTGCTCTTGCTTTCTCACTTACTGCGATTGATGTTGGAGTATTATTATTAACTAAAGTTAAAATAGATCCAGTTAATGTGGATGAAATTTGAAAAGAATTGATAGTTCTATTTCTAACGTAGTAAATGGTATCCGCTACAATATTAGAGAACGTATTAGAGAAAGTAATAGTCTCTCCATTTACAAATGGATTTGAAGATACGTTTAAAGTATTGTTAAGAACATTACCAATAATTACTTGTTTGCCGTTTGTTAATCTTAGAGTTGAACTAGATGTAAAATTGGAAGATTTATCAACGATTAAATTAACTACCTTGATATTGGAATAAAGAAAATCAGTGGTGTTGAATGTTCCTGTAGAATTTCTTAAAACAATATTACTGCCATCAAATACATCACCAATGATTTCTCCACTGGCTCCAGTATTTTGCTGATACAATATATTTCCTTGAAATAGATAAGCAGTATTTTCAGTTCTTATTTGAACTGCTTTAGTTTGGCGATTTTCTAAAGATTGAACTGATTTTCCTTTTACAGACTCTACTTTTGCTACAATACCACTTCCTTCGGTATTTGAATTGTCAACTTCAACCAAAGATCCTACTGAGAAATTGTTGTGACCACCAAATACATCTAGTGAAGAAACAGAACCCGCATTTACGTCATTAATGTAGGAGAAAACTTCTTTTCCATTTGTTGGGATATTATCTGTTCTTAGTCTACTGACTAATTTTGGTAAATCATTTTGTGAAATCTGTTTATTGTAGTTTGAATCTACTGGAACAGAATAAAAAGTATTTCCTACAATATATGGAAATTTTGGTTTATCTTCACTATCTACGGTAATAAAATAAGCATAAACACCTTCTGGATACTCTGGAGTTACACAATACCTACCATTGTTTTCATCTAAACTTCCTAATCTATGATCGTAAATATAATCTTCGACAAAAGATCCTAATGCGTAAGCAGAAACAGGCGGCCCATCAAGACGATTACTTCTTAACTTGTAACTACTCACCATTTTGGTGATAGATGATGTATTATCTAATGAATTTGAATATCCATAAGGACCATAGATTGGGTTGCCGTCAAAAGCATATCCCAAAATTTTGGAGTGAATTAATGTGGAAAAAGTAGTTCCATTAGAATTTAAATTATCACCTACAGCAATTCTAAGTTTAACTGGGTTAGCAATATACGCATATCCATATCCTAATGCTGGATTATTATTTTCGAAGTAATAACCATTACTAGAATCTAAACTATTCTTGATTACGTTATATCTGTCTTTCTTCCATCTTTTTACTGATGTGGTAGCAGAAGCACCAGAACCAACAGGAACAATAGTAACTACAACATTTTCTGGAGTGTAAAACTTACCTTCATCTTCTTTGATAAATCCTGTAATTTTTCCATCATTTGAAATGGTTGTTCTGTAGCGAGCAAATTTACCCTTACCTTCAGTATCAGTAATTTCCACAAATGGTGGTGTTGAATAATACTCACCAGGATTTGTTAATTTCAAACTGGTAATTTTGCCTAAAGTAACAACTGCTTCAGCAGCACCATTTCTACCAGATGTGATTGTTACCGTTGGGACTGGGGGGAAATAACCAGTGCCAGGATAATCTACAATAATTCTATCTACTACTTCTCCAACCAAAAAAGATCTTGCTTTTGCTGCTTCAACACCAATCTTCTCTTCAATTAAAACATATGGGGGATCTTGATATCCTTTGCCCTTAGAAGTCAATACAATATCAGTAACTCCACCAAAAACTACATCATTATCTGCTCCATCAATTTGTGTGTAATCTTTACAACCGTAGAATGGAATGCCGTTAACAGCAATCCCGATATCTTTTGTTGAGGTTGCTGTTACTTCTGTACTTAACGTTGGAACTTTTTTAATAATTTTTAGGAATTTCTGATCTTGTAGAAGTTTATTCCAAGAAGTTTTACCAAAATCATGACTTGGGAATCCAGAAGAAGTAATATAGTAATACTGTCCATCTTCATAAACAGCAGAGACATCAGAATTTAACCCACCAATTTTTGTTGTGTATGTTGGTGGTATTAATGAAGATGATGGATTGGTTAAATTTTCGTTAATAAACCAACGGGTATTGCCAGTAAATTTATCATAGATTACAGCATCTCTGGTTTCAAAACCAGTTTCCGATTCCTGTACCTTATCACCTTCTACTGAATACGGAGCAGCATTAGCAATCTCCAAGTTATAAAGAACACCAAGAACAATTAATTTAACTGATTGGGTATATCCGTTGGCATCATCATATTGAGCTTCTACAGCAGTGTAATTATACACTTTTGTATCTACAGCATATGATTGTGGACTAATTCCTCTACTATCAATTACAAACTGATTTACGTTTTTTGATTTGTATGAGATCTGCTCATTACCAATCAAAATTTTTCCAGATGGAGAATCCCAACCAGTAGTAGAAAATACATTGATGATGCCATCAGTCGTATCGCTGCTAGAGATTAATTTTGTTAGTGCTGTTTCTGCTGCTACTTTAAATTCTCCAACAATTGTTTCTGTGGCAAGGATAATCTCATAAAATCCACCACCAAGATCAACTACATTATCTACTACAGCAAATGACTTGATTGCGTATGGGTCTAAATCATCGGGTGATTGTACAATTCTTTGACCAACGATGTTCAATACATTGCCAGAAAGAACCTTTACCTTCAGAGCATAGTTGGATACCCATTCGCCATTTGATGTCTTGAATGTGTAATCTTTAGGATAGTAAACAGAAGGGACATCATCTGGTTCTCTTGATACAATCGAATTGAAGATAAACTTAATTGATTGATCAGTTCCTTTTGCTTGATAAAAATACTTAATATTCTTGATAAGAGTTTTCTTATCAACAGTTGGTTTTAAATTTTCTTCTGGGAAAGACTCCAGATATTGAGTTTCAAAATTCCTTACAAACGCATAAAGGAATAGGTTACTAATGTTGTATACTAAAGTGCCAGCAAGATATACTGGACCAGATACTGTTTGACCAGAAGACCCCCTACCTACCTCAACATAAGGAACATTTTTATACTCGGATGAATTGTAGAGATCTCCAAGTTTAGTTGTAGCACTTACATTACGGTAGCAATTTCTTAAAGCATTATTTTCTCTATACTCATAGAAAATAACTTCATCGCCAATCATGATATATCCATTCTTTTCAGGGAATGATTCGCCATTTGCTACATTGACAACTACTTCTGTGATTACATTGCTTCCATTCTTAGTTTCAACAATTGAAACCAAAGATGAATTTTCCTGAAGCAACTTCTTCTCGTAAGTATCAATATCTTGGTACTTTGTGATATGATTAATGATGTCTAATGGCTGCCCAGGAGTCTCCAACTGCTCGTAGTATTTTTCTACGAACTTAACAAAATTTGGATAGTCAGTAGAGATGAACTCTGGGAGTTGGTTCTCAACTAGAGTAGAAAAACTCCTTACTTTTCCTGCCATTTACTTCTTACTCTTGGATGATTGTGAACTTGCTTGTAGCAATATCGACATCTAAAAACATTTCACGGATAGCAACAATATCATTGTATTGTGGTCTTAATCTAATCTCTATTCTATTGTCGTCAAATGTGCCTTTGATGATGGTTACATCATACATTCTTATTTCGCCAGTGACATAATTAATGTCTCCAATGTTGGAATTAAGAACGATCTTTATTCCAGTTTGTGGATCCAATCTATATAGAACCACTTTACCATCACGATCTTCAACATAGCAGGTATAATTGGGATACTCTTGAACTACAAAACCAGTGCTTGATAAAGCAAGTTGGTCGTTGTCATAATCGAATGGATTATTAAAACAAAGTTCATAGTATGCTTTATTATTTAACGAAGGATAAAAATCCTTTCTCATAGTAATCTGCGTCAAGTTTGAACGAATTGATTTGTCTGCGCTGTCAATAGCACTAACAACTCTACTATATCTAAACTTGCCTCCAAATTTTTCAGTATCAGAGTTTTTAATGTAGTTCTCGATATTCTTGATTGCTATTGAACGTATAGCATCAGGAGATTTGTTTGTTAGTGATGATTGAACATAAATCTTGCTGTTTAGTTCAATGTAGAGAATAGATGGATCAATAATTTCTGGTGTTACTGAACCAACCGAGAACTTCCTAATTTCAGTTTCAATTTTTCTCTTGGTGTAACTAGTCAAGTAGGCAGCATTAGATGGCTTGATTACAACCTTAACCTTTCCATATTCAGGTGGGTTTGCTTCTTCTCCACCATAAGAATAGATGTCAGCAATCGAAGGATAGATTCTTCTACAAATTGCTTCATAGTCTTCAGCAGTTACTGCTCTATTCTGTGTACCAAATAGTGCTGGAGCATTTCGCTTGATCGAATCAATACTCTCAATTGAAGCACCACCATAGGAAGGTGAATTTACCGAAACTGTTACACCAGTAATTCCAAAGGGAGAACCATTCTCGTCTTCAATTATACCGTTGAATGTAAACACTTTGGCGGAGTTTGTTAATTCTCCAGCAGTTACAACATAACTTACCTCAACGTATTGACCAGGAGTTAACTTTTTACCTAAAACACCATCGCCAAAACTTACTTTATAATTTTCGTCTTCTACTTCAGTGACAAAGAAAACTTGTGATTGTGGATTTACGGTTAAAATATTCTCAGATAACTTGTAGATCTCAAAACTAGATGATGATGAACTATCGTAAACGTTTACTCTGATGCTCGAAACATCGATCCCTACGTTGTCTAGGATGACCTCTGGGGCAGTGCTACCTACAGTTACATAGGTTTTGATCAACGTGCCTTCATAAATTTTTAGATTCTCAAAAACAGCACTGCCACTATTGACTGCTGCCTTGTAATCATCTTGTAGAATATATTGATATAGCGTGTTATCAATTGTTGTGATAAATCCAGTGCCTCTTCTGAACACTAAGGCATTGATATCACCAAC